CTGTATGCTGCTGGAATCATCGATAAGGCTGAAGCCAGAAAGATGATTGGAGAGGTAGCAAGAAGTGAAGATGAAGGCATCAACTCTCAGACTGGAGTGGGCGTCGAAGCAAGCGCAATACCACCCGAAACACCAACAGAACCACCAGTACAGCCGGAGCCGCCAACCACACCTCCAACGCCCCAGCCAGAACAAAAAGCAACAGAAGTTGAACTAGAAGAAGTAAAGGCTGAAGGTTATAAGCCAACGTCTGGCATGCAATCCGCTGCCAGACGTGCACTTCAGTGGAAAAAAGAAGGCAAGTCCGGTGGGACAATAATTGGTTTGACACGTGCTAACCAGTTAGTGAATGGCGAGAGTCTGTCAGATAGCACTGTTCTTCGCATGTACTCATTCTTCTCACGACACGAAGTTGATAAACAGGCTACTGGATTCAATAGTGGTCAAGATGGCTTTCCGAGCAAGGGACGGGTTGCATGGGACTTGTGGGGCGGTGACGCTGGCGCATCTTGGAGTAAAAAGATTCGTGACCGCATCATGAAAGAGCGTGAAGGTAAATGAGCACGGAACGTGTAGACGAAGCACTACTCATTATGAGAAGCCTCAGTGATGAGTACGACCAGAGCGTAAATCGCATAGTCAAACAACTCAAAGATAAATTTAAAAAACAACGAGAATCTATTGACGCCATCGGCACTATGGTCAAAATGAGTGGTCTTGATGCCCAGACATCAGCAATACTTTTGCGTAGACTGCAAACCATAGTTGTCACGGCCGCTAGTCTGATGCTTGATAAGTTTGATGAGACGAAGTCATCCCTTGCGACTCTGATTATTGAAGAACTAAATGAAAGTTCTGAAGTGCTTAATGGCAAGCAGTTAATCAGTGACGAAGAAGCAAGTGACTTCCTGAAGCAACTATTCACACCTGAACTTGACTATCAGATGGAATGTGAAATAGAGACTATAGTTGACAATGCTAGGTTAGCAAACAATATTTCATTTAGTCAACCACATGAATTAATTATGTCGGCTATTGCTGATGCAGATGAAGACTTTGTATCCAATATAATTTCTGTGTTTACTGAAGCTGCAAAAAACATCTTTACTGATGTAGTCCGCTTGACTATAAGGGACAAGAACGTCAAATGTGTGACGGTTACCCCTTGCGACGTGACGACAAAAGCAGAATGCTGGTTTGTACACGGAACAGATATTAATTTAACTAGTTCGTTTACGACTCACGGAAGTGGTTGCAAGTGTGTTCCGTTGTTTTATTTAAATGATGTTGCAGAAGAAGTGAAGTCCATTAAATCAGCGGATGAAGCGTTCGAATTACTGCCAACCTACGAAGCGAAGTCCGTCCTTGGTGACGGGAGATACGCAAAGTGGTTGAAAGGTGATTCACTAAATGTATTACTAACTGTAGACGAAGACAATTCTGAACAAGCGTGACGTTTGCAGAGGATATGAAAGAACTATGTCAGTAGATTACGACAACGAAATTGTGATTCGCTTTGGCGATGAAGTAAAAGCCACCACAGACGGTAAAGTCCGTGGTTACCTTATACGCTTTGGTGGCAAAGACCTTGAAGGCGATGTCTTTTCACCTCAGTGTGACTTTGGGCGACCGTTGAAGATAGGTGATTCTATGCCGATGAATCTCTACTATGCTCACGGTATGGACCCGGTCGTTGGTAAGAAGGCTGTCGGCGCAGGTCGAATAGTTGTCAAGGAAGCAGGACTTTGGTACGAAGGTCAGATTCAAATGTCCGACCAGTATCGAGAAATGATTAAGCGGCTTGCAGTTGAAGGTCGTTTAGGATTTTCAAGTGGAGCGGCTGGTCATCTTGTTGTTCGTGAGAAGTCTTTTGATGGTGACTCAAATCTATTGACAGTATGGCCTCTTGCTGAAGCAAGCCTTACACCACGTCCTGCTGAACCACGTAACCTTGCTTTTGCTAAGTCTTTATCTAACTTTGCAAGCCTTGTAAGCACTGATGAGTTCAAGGCTGAAGTCGGTGACTTGAAGGTCGGCGACAATGTTCGTTGGCAGTCATCTGGTGGCATGGCGCAAGGACGTATTACTGCTGTATCCACGAATGGTCAAGTATCACCTAAGCCAGCCGGAAAGCCAATGATGGGTACGGAAGCACAACCTGCTTATCAGGTGCGTGTCTTTGCAACTAACAACGATGGTGATGAAGAGTTGTCGGATGTGCTTACTGTTCATCGAGCAGGTACATTGACGAAGATAGAAAATCCTATGAAATGTGGCGGTGGTTACCCTAAACCTCAGATGATGCCTATGCCAGCGGTGAAACCTAAGATGCGAATGCCTGAAGTAAATACATATTCTTGGATGTACCCACGTAAAAAGCGTGTAATGTCCAACCGTCCATCAGCCGATGAAATGGCGGGTTACGGCATGGGTTACGGACTCATTGAAGAAGAAGATGCAATGGATATGTGTGGACCCGGCAAGAAGCGTCCATACCGTGGCGAGCCTGACGAGATGATGGGTGGTGGTGGTATGCCTCCTATGTACTCAGAGCGAGAGATGGAAGGCGTAGACGCACAAGGTCTGTCAAGCATCCTTTCTCACTTGATGATGGCTTACCAAGAGATGCTAACAGCACTCAATGAAGGTGAAGTTGAAGAAGAGGATATGGATGAATACCATTCAACCCTCATGAACAATGTTGATACCTTCGGTACGATGTTACGTAGTTATATGTACAGCCGCAAGCGTCCTATGAAGGAAGCGGTTGACCTAAAGTGTATTTTCGCTAAGTCCAAGCCGACTAGCGTTACGGAATTCGAGCGACGGGTGCGTGAGGTACTCAGTCTTTCTCGCCGGGAAGCAAAAATGCTTGCTTCTCATGGGTGGAAGGCACTGTGCGATGCAGTGGAAGAAGCCGAAGTGGACGAAGTTGACTTTAAGTCAGCAGATGTTCAACCAGTGGAAGAAGTTGTTGAACAAACAACAGAAGACGCTGAGCCAGTAGTGACTGATGAAGTTGTTACTGAAACCGCTGAAGAATTGGTAGTAGTAGAAACTGAAGTTGTGGAAGCAACAGAAGAGACTGAAGAACCAGTTCAGGAAGATGTCAAATCGTATGATGATGAGCAAGCTCGTCGCATGCGAGATGAACTGACCCGCAAACTTCTCGCACAGAGAATGCAAAACTAGAAAGGTATAGATATGGATATTATTTCCCGTATCAACTCGCTTGAGTCCAAGATGGAAGCCAACAAGGCTACCGCTCAGGCTATTCTCGCAGACATGAACCTTGACCCGGCAGATGCCGCAACTTTGATTGAAGAGAATGAAGGCATTTCCCTCCGTATCAAATCCCTGCGCTCCATCTCCGAGACAAATGCACTTCCATACGAAGCACCTAAGCCAGAACCAGCAGTAAAGTCTGCTGCTGACCGTGCTGAAGTTGATGCAATGAAGGCACTCCGCCTCCCTGCTGGAAACCGTGTTACCAACTTTGCTGGTACTACGCAACAGGAGCGCGCACTCAAGGCTTACCGCTTTGGACAATGGTTCCTTGGTGGACCTGCTGGAAATGCTAAGGCAGCAACATGGTGCCGTGAGCGTGGAATTGAAATCAAGGGTCACAACGAGTTCGAGAACGAAGTCGGTGGATTCCTTGTTCCTGAAGAGTTCCTCAACGACCTCATCGACCTCCGTGAGCAGTATGGTGTGTTCCGCCGTCTGACCCGTGTTGTTCCTATGACCTCTGACACGCAGTCCCGCCCACGCCGTAAGGGTGGCTTGACAGCGTTCTACGTTGGAGAAGGCGCAACCATCAACGAGTCCGAACTCAACTGGGACCGTGTTCGCTTGGTAACCAAGAAACTTGGCGTTATTGCTAAGTTGACTGCTGAACTCAACGAAGACTCCACGATTGAAATTGCAAACACGGTTTCCGACGAAATCGCATATGCATTTGCAAACGCTGAAGACAACGCTGGCTTCAACGGTGATGGTACTTCCACATACGGTGGTATCGTTGGTATCCGTGAGAAAATCAAGGGTCTTGACGGAACCATCGCCAACATCGCTGGTCTCGTAGTTGGAACAGGAAACCAGTATTCTGAGTTGATTCTGTCCGACTTCCGCAAGGTTATCGGTCGTCTTCCACAGTACGCTGACGGTGCTGGTGCACGGTGGATTGTTCACCGCTCCTTCTACCATGAGGTCATGTGTAAGTTGGCTGAAGCAACTGGTGGTGTTACTTCGACCGAAATCATCAACGGCATCCCACGCCAATACTTCATGGGTTACCCAGTGGAGTTTGCACAGGTTATGCCTAAGGATGAGGCTAACTCACAGGTATGTTGTCTCCTTGGCGACCTTCGCCTTGGCTCTATGCTTGGTGACCGCCGTGACGTTACGCTTGCTCTTTCCGAGCATGCTGCCTTCACGACCGATGAGTTGACCCTCCGTGGTACACAGCGTTACGATATCAACGTCCATGACGTTGGAAACGCTTCGTCAACTGCGGCTCTTCGCCAGCCGGGTCCTATCGTTGGTCTGATTACGGCTGCTTCGTAATCACTTTGAAATTAGCCTAGGGGTTAGTCCCCTAGGCTGAGGATAAAACTATGGTTAGTTCGCAAGATAGCAAAATCATGACGATGCTTGCACCCGTTTCCGCAAACGGTGCTGCATTCACAACGACTGCTCTTGACACTGTTCAGTCTGGCGTTAAGGCAGACTGGGCTACCGTCTACGTCTACTTTGGTAGCGTTGGGGCAAACATCACCTCTGGTAACTTTAAGTTGACTGAGTCCGATGACAACAGCACCTACGCTGATGTTGCTGGTACCACGACTCTTACCGTTACGGCTACAACCGATAACGGCAAGATTTGGGCATTCCAACTTGACACCCGCAAGCGCAAGCGTTACATCAAACTGGCTCTCACGGCTGGTGCTGCTGCAACTCTCGCTGCTGCTTGGGGTGATTTGTCCCGCCAGAAGGAAGCACCTTTTACGGCTGCAACCCGTGGCGTAACCGGAACAGAAATTATTCTGTAATCCATAAGTGGGCAGGTGGGAAAATCCCACCTGCCCACTTGGTCTCTAACATATGAAAACAAGAGAACAAATCGCTTTAGACCTAGCACGTATGTGCAGTGCTGAAAGGCAACCTGTTTTGTCGTCAGATGATTTGTTGACTCTAGTTGATGAAAGCCAACGTGGCTACCTTTGGGAACAAAGTACAGCATACGACATTGATGACATAGTGTTTCCTGCTACTCGTTCAGGGAGAATATTTATCTGTGTTCTAGCAGGGATATCTGGTGCGACAGAACCATCATGGACAACAAATCCGTATAAAGGGAAGTTGCAAACAGATGGAACAATTGAATGGGCTGACTATGGTTCGGCTTGGACTGAACGTTACGATGTCAAGCGAGCCGCTTGGCGTGGATGGCTACTAAAAGCCCAACGCTGTACCGAGTTTGCTGATTCTAAAGATGAGTCTGTTGACATCAAGATGAATCAGTTGTACGAAAACTGTTTAAAGACGGCTGAAAGATACCGTCCATACAACATCTACTAAAAAAGACCTACCTTCCGGTAGGTCTTTTTTTTCCATGCGAAACACACCGTAGAGATACTACACCCTATGCAGACTACTGTCAACGCAGATTCCATAGATATGTGTTCAGACTTTGTGTACATTTATCTTGTCTATGTTTAACCAAGATGCTCTATCACCAATCCGTGCTGAGATGGTACGCCGTGCATGCAGTACGGAGGTACAAGTACTTCGTGACTTACCGCAGTCTGACGGCATGGGTGGAATCACATCTGATTGGCGACTCGTCAAGGCAGTTAAAGCAAGAATAGTTTTTACTGACGGTAAAGAATCCCTTGAAGGTGGAGTACTACAGGCTAGAAGCAACTGGCAGATTTATATGCCCACAGGAACCTCCCTGATGCCCAAGGACAGAGTTAAAGTTGTAAGTGGGACGATGAGGCAAAGAGTGTTTAATATCAAGTCTGTGGACTACGGTCGTTCAGATGCTTTATTGCTTATCGCTGATGCTGACGTTGTTTCTGATACTGGAGTAGATGCCCTATGAACATCGCTTACGGACGTTTATTCTTGATAGCCCTAGGTGCTTTTATGGTTGGCTTCGGACCTGAGTTCGACTCTAGTTGGAAGACACAACACATTCCAGACACTGCATCTTTCGGCTTAGTCATGAAGGCATTTACTGTCTCTTGTATTGAAGGACTTCAAGGTGGTGTACCAGCAGCAGTTAGTGCCTGTATCGCCTTCTTTATACGTCAAGATAAAGACGTACCAACGTTTCAACTTCAGAGTGCCAAACAGGCGGCTATCCAGCAACTTGAAGAAGAGATGAAAATAACAACTGTCGGAACGGTGCTCAGCCGTAATAAAGCGACACGGGAGACAGAAGATGTCATTTGATAGAGGTCTGAGCTCAGACGAGATACAACAGATTGTTGCTGGCTTTTTTGGCAGTCTTGTTGGGGTATCACGGCAAAGTCACAAGAACATCGGTGGTCTAGTAATTGCTGTTCTGTCTGGTACAGCAAGCGCAACATATCTGACTCCGATAATTGCTGACCTACTAAAAATCAATGACCCTAAGTATATGCTTGGTTTGAGTTTTTTGATGGGGACGCTTGGTTTACGTGGTGTTGAGTTCATTACTGAGAAGTTGCAAATAACAAAAACAACAACAGAGGTAAAGAAGAATGGCAACGCTGGTTAATGCCATAGCGTCAGGCATAATTGCAGTATCAATAACTGGTTTTATTGCCATGCTTCAAGCAGACCACAGCCCTCTGTCAAGTATGGCTTTACACTTACGGTTGTTTGTAAAACTGTCTCTTGCTATGATTGCCGCTGGTGCATTGATGAACCTCTTGTCGTTATCAACCCCATCTGTTTCTGAGATAGTGTTAAATGTAGGACTTGCTGGATTGTTTTCATGGGCATTCGTTTGGCATAGAATGAGATGGAAAACGATAGCCAAAGGTGAATGTAAATGACTGACGATAAAGTGCTTGCACTGTACGGAAGCAAGGCGGTAGCGGCTGGTGTCTCCGCTGCGGTGTCTAGTGTGCTTGCGTTCCTGACGATGCCGTTCAAGGGTGTGCAAGCGAACAGCCTGAAGGTGGGCAAATGAACCTCCAAAACTTCTACATTCAAAAAGAACCTGCACCATCTACCGACTGGAAGGTTTACGGGG